GGGGGGGGCCGCGCGCAGGTCGATCGACCTCATCCGACAACAGGCCAAGACAGCAGGTCTCGATGACTCGTTCATCCTGCTCGACAAGCTCAAGCAGGATGCTCAAAACGACATCAGGCCTCTCACTACCGACCTGAGCAGGGAGCAGCTCAACAAGGTGGCAGACGTCCTCCGAGAGCAGATGGAGCAGCAGTCGAACGCGTTCGCTCCTGACCTCGCCGACGCTCTCAAGGCCCACAACTCTAAGTATGGATTCCTCAAGGACGTCATCGCCCTGTCGTCGGACGAAGCTACCAGGGCCATCGGTCGCAAAGGGGCGCTCGGGATGGCTGTCGGTGCCGCAGCTGGTGCTGGAGGTGGACCGATGGGCGGCGCTGGAGGGGCATTCATGGGGCAGATGGCCCAGCGCTACCTCATGCCGAGGCTCCCGTCAGCATTCGCCGTGACCGAGAACGCGGCATCGAAGGCGGCTCCACAAGCCGGTGCTCCAGCCGCAGCGCTCGCCACCAAGACGGCCGTCGACTGGTTCGCGAGCAAGTTCGGCCGCAAGCCGGAGTCGAAAGCCGAACTCGCCGGCTCAGCCTTCGTCGCGGGTCAGGGTGGCCAGTGAGGCCAGCTCAATCAGCCCACGACGCACGGCGAGAAGGAGGTCCTTCGAGGGCTTCCCGGCTCGTCGTGCCGCGTTCCGGGCGCGGACGTACCGCCTCCGCGTCTCGGTCGACAGGAGCGGCCAGTGGACGTCGCAGAACGCCGCGTCAGCCAAAGCCAACGGCCGGTGGCACTTCGCACAGACGGAAGGGACGAGGCTCATCGGATTCCCTTTCCGAGCTCGAGAGCGCGCAGGCGCCGCTGGAGCTCCTCGACGGTCTGCGCCCACTTCTGACGCTCGGTCTCGTCGACCGCCTTTGCCTGGTTCTCGTCACGAGCCCGGAGGTAGCCCAGCACTCGCACCACGGCCACCAGCAGCGCCGCGGCGGCCACGGCGGCCAGCACCGCCACCGACAGCACCACAGCGGCTACGGCTGCCACAGGCTGCTCGCCTCGGCGATGAGTCGTCGACTGACGGCGATAGTCAGTTGCCCGGCCGCGACGGCCAGACTCATGCCCATCACCGTCTTGCCATCCTGCGTGTTCTCGCGGCCCTTGTCGACCACCGCGTGTGTGACGATCCGATCGCCGACCGTCTCGAGCAGGTGGACCTGGTACAGCTCCTTGCCCGTCGCGACCAACCCCAGAAATCGGCCCTTGGGGCCTGACGGCTGGGGGACCTGCTTCTTGGCTGGTTCCATGCCTGCTACCCTACACGCACCAGGAGACTGACTCAAATGCGCACCGCTCTCGTCCTTGCTGCTCTCGTCGTCCTCGTCTCTCCTCCGGCGATGGCCGGCGAGGTGTACCTCGGGAAGATCGTCAGCACGGCCGGGGCTGACACGACCAACGCCACCACAGCGACGCCGTTCTACCTGTCGCCGGTGAGCAAGATCTCGATGTTCTGCAACGCGAGCGCCTACGTCATCACCGACACCACCACCGCGGTGACCGACTCGACAGGGGCAAACCCTGGGCTTCCGCTGGCCGCCTGGGAGAAGTTCCCAACGTCGCTCGGTACGATGGTGAGGATCACCTCGACGCTACTGTCCGACGGCGGCGTGAATCCAGCCAACGGCGGCGCGGTCCTCAGAATCGGCGGGGCCGGTGCCGTGACCTGCCACATCTACTCGCGACGGGGCGACGAATGAAGCGGCTCGGACTTCTCGCGACGGCGCTCCTCGGCATTGCCCTCATGGCGGCCGTTGACACGCCTAGGTTCGGTCGGTTCGCTCGCTCAGCCACGGCTGGAGCCTTCGACGCCGGATCGATGCCTGTCGTCGTCGACGCCGGCACGCCCTACCAGTACGCCTTCTTCGAGTTCGCCCCGTCGACCGGGCTCGGCATGCCGACCGAATGCGGCGACGGAGGTGTGTACGCGGTGCTCGACGGCGGGCAGGCGCTTGCGGCCATCGCCTTCGCTCGCGCATCAGCGGCAGAGTGCTACTCGAATGACGGCCAGACGTTGACGCAACTCCCAGCCGGGCAGCCGCGAGTCTCCTCGGGCCGCATCGACAGCTCAGTGCTTGGCGTCTACTCGGACCCGACGCGCGCCAATTATATGACATACACACGTGACTGTTCCAATGCGGCGTGGGCTAAGACGAACACCACGTGCACCAAGACAGCTACCGGCATGCGCGGCGATGCCAACGGTGCCAGCTTGCTCACGGCGACATCTGACAACGGGTACGTCTGTCAGGCTACTGGGGCCCCATCGGCTCAGTACACCGGCAGCCTTCACGCCAAGCGCGTGACCGGCACCGGAGCCATCAACGTCTCGATGAACGGTGGGTCCAACTGGTACTCCGTCACGAGTCGGGTAAGCGCCACGCTGTGGCGACGCGTTGTCAACGTCGAGACCGCTGGCTGCATCGGAGGTAACTGCATCCTCGTGCCTAATATGTTCATCAACGCAGCCAACCCGACTATCTGCGTGCAGCTGGGTACGACCGGCGACCAGGTTGCACTAGACTTCGCCCAAATAGAGCAAGCTGTGGCTCCGTCGTCTCCGATTGCCTGCACTGCGACCAACGTCACGCGGGCAGCCGATATCGTCCAGTACGACTTGGGAGCAGGGTCGCCAATCGTCGACGGTTACGCATCCTTCGCGTGGTCTCTCGTCGGCGCCAGCAATGCCTACTATCCTGGCTACATCTACGCATCACCGGTCTCGTTCGTAGACACGTCTGCGAATGGAGCTGCGTGGATTTTCGACTCAAACATTTCAAGCATGACCAACGGTGCCGGATATCTTGAATGTTCCTACTACAACACAGTTCCTGACAAGGCGTACTCGAGTTACGCGCCGGTGGCTCGTACGGGCCGGAACTCGTGCAGGTACTACGGCAACGGGACGGCTCCAGTTGGGAGTGCTGGTCTGGCGACATCGAAGCCGATGGCGAACTTGGCTGGAACCCACCCTGCGCTGCGGTACCTACAAATCGGCGGCAACTCGGCCCAGGCGACACAGTCTGTTGGCGGAGTCATCAATCGTGTCTGCGCCTCGCAACTCGATGCCGGATGCGGAAACAGCGACGCAGTGGCCCAGACTGCGACTGACGTCGTCTGGGTAGGTGACTCCATTGTGGCTGGCGCGTTCTCGTACCCTGCGACTCCTCCTGAGTTGCTGCACTCCAGGCTTTATCCACGCGTCGTGCACAACGTGGGCGTGGGCGGAGACACGGTCGCACAGTGCGGCGCGCGCTGGACTGCACTTCGCTCGACGCCGGCCTCGACGGTGGTGTGGTCGTGCGGAATCAACGACATCATAGCCGGGACTGCCGGCGCCACCACGGCGACCGCTGCGCAGGTGTTTCTCGCCGACATGCGCAGCCTTGGGAAGAAGGTCGTCATCACGAGCATCATGCCGTGGGGCTCGACGTTCGGGTGGACAGCGCCAAAGGAAACAGAACGCCAGGCTTACAACTCTGCCCAGTCGACGTGGGCTGGAGCCAACGGGGCCGCTTACGTCAGCACCGACTCGCTAGGCACAGGGAGCCCGCTCGCTCTCACTGCAGCCAACAGCAGCGGCGACGGCCTCCACCCAAGTCCGGTAGGTTCTCTAGGACTTGTCGACCTCGTAGTTGATGGAGGTGCGCCATGAACACCAAGACCATCGCCGGCTCCATCGCACTCACTCTCGCCGCCGCTGGCGCTGGCTACGTCGAGACGCGGCCGACCGTCTTCCTCGTCACCTCGACGGACGGAGGCTCCGGCTGCGTCATCCCAGACTGCCGCTCACGCCTCCTCCCGTCCGGGTGGGATGAGCAACACGCGCCCGTCGACTGCCTGGCGGGTGGGCCCTACGCGATGGGCGGCCCGCCGCGCTGGCGTGGGTGCTCGGTGTTCGCGGCCGAGTATGCCGTGGGCTCCGAGTGTCTGCCGGCGCGCTGCTCAGTCGTCGCAGGCGCAGACCCTCTTGCACCGGTGCCATGACCGTGACGACCCTCGACCTCCAGGATCAGACGCCGAAGACCATCGCTGAGCTGCTCCAGACTTGCCGCCTCGAGGCGGACCGGGCCGACGCGACGGCGGTGACGTTGGTCGAGATTCGCGAGGAGCAGCGGGCGTTGACGGCCAAGGCCATCGACCTCGAGGGCGGGCACCGGAAAAACTCCGCGACGCTCGGCGCGCTCGTCTTCGAGGTCGGTGCCATCTCGGCGGCCGTAGCGGCCATCAAGGCATCGCTGGAACGACTGGAGGCGCTGGCAAATGGACGCTGAGCTGCTCAAGTTGGTCATCGAGGTGGTGACGCTCATTGGGACTGGGCTGGGTCTGGCGATGCGCGTTGGCTCGCTCAAGACGAGCATCGAGGCCTCGCTCAAATCCGTCGAGGCGAAGATGAAGGAACTGCAGGACGACGCAAAGTCCGAGCGCACCGAGACGCGGGCCAGCCTCGGGGCCCTCAAGGACGGACAGACGGCGCTCGCTCTCACACAGAACGGCGACCACATCCTTCTGGGACGTCTCGACGCCTCGTTCGGGGCGCTCAAGGAGCACGTGGACAAGTCGCTGCTCGCCCAGCGCGAGGAGCTGAGCCGACTGGTGCAGGCGCAGTCAGAGCAGCGCCGCGAGGTCGACAGATTGCTTGGGAGGGCTGACCGTGGCTGACCCGACGTGGACCCGGAACCTGAGGTGCGATGTCAACGGGGTGCTCCCGTTCCTCGGCGCGACCGCCGCTCGCCTCGTCGTCGCCCACTGCGCGCTCGAGTCGGGCTGGGGCAAGAGCCGGGCGGCGGCCCGCGGCTTCAACCTCACCAACTTGACCGCTGGGTCGGCGTGGATTGGCCCCAAGTGGGTCGACGTTGGCGGCGACGTCGACGCGAAGGGCCAACCCATCACGCAGACGTGGCGCATCTACCCGACCGTCAACGCCTTCCTCGCCGACTACTGGCGCTTCCTTGGGCCCCTCCAGAACGCTGGCCGGTACGCCCTCGCGCGCAACGCCCTCGAGCGCGGCGACCTCGACTCGTTCCCGAGGCTCCTCTACAGCGCCGGCTACTACACCCTGGCGCCGGCCGAGTACGCCAAGCGCCTCCACGCCGCGTTCGACGCCGTGTGCCTGGTGCTCGAGCCGCCCATGCCGTCTGTGCCACCCGTCACACCGAAGGAGACCTGATGGAGCCGAAATTCGATTGGGGCAGCACTCGGAGGGTCATCGCGAGCATCGCGACTCCGCTCATGGCGCTGCTGGCGCTGCGAGGCATCGACGTTGCGCCGGCGGTCGAGTCGACGCTCACCGTAATCGACGCCATCGTGGCCGCCTCGGGGCCGCTCTATGCCTTGGTCAGCAACCTCCGGGCGATGCTTAAGGACCACCACACGGCCAAGGTGTCGGTCGTCTCGGCCGTGCGCGCCTCCAATGATGCCGCGCTCGCCCAGCTCGATGCTCCGGTGCTCGCCCCCACCTCGCCGTCCACGGTGATCGGGCAATGAGCCGCCAACTCACCGGATGGTTGCTCTCGGTCGTCTTGTTGGCTGGGCTCGGCTGCGCCACCGCTCGCACCGCGCTGATTGCCAGCGGACAGACCCTCCATGTCGCTGCTGACACGTTCGTCGAGACAGCCGCCCTCATGGACCGCGCTCTCGATCAGGGCGCGGTGACGCCGGAGCAGTACCGCTCGTGGTCCGCCTTCGGGCGCCGCTACCAGGTGGCCTACCCGCTCGCGGTGCGTGCGTGGGAGGTGGCGCGCACCACCGAGGGCGACGCCGAGACTCAGACGGCCACGGCCGTCATCGCAGCGCTCGTCTCCCAGCTCGCCGACTACTACGTCCAGGCATCGCTCGCGGTGGCGGGTCTGGCTGATGGAGGTGTTCCATGATGACGATTTTTTCGCTGGTGGTGGACCTGGTGGCGACCCTGGCTCGTCTCGCACCTGACGTCGTGACGGCCGTGCAGGCCATCGTGGCCAGCGGAGCCAGCCCGGATGAGCAGCGGGCGGCCTTGGAGGCGCTCAAGGCCAAGCTCTCCGACGACGTGGGCCGGGTCACCGCGGTGCAGTTCCGCGACGTCTGACCTACGGCTCCAGTCGCCAGGACCCCGGAGCTCGTAGAGGTTCTCGGTCCGCCCGTGGCGGCCCCCGCAGAACGGCTCCATCACTCCTCCTCCGCTCGACTCGCAAGCTCTCGCAGCTGCTCCAGCGTCAGGCCCGACAACGGAGACGCCTCGCGCACGGCCTCGAGGTCCTCTGGCGCCGACGAGGGCTTGCCCCAGGCGTACTCGAGCAGCACCCTCGCCGCCTGGACGTCGCCGTCTTTGGCTGCCGTGCGCAGCGCCGCGAAGGCCTCGGGTGACGCGCTGCGACACTGGGCTCGGAACTCCTCGTAGCCTCCGGGTCGACCGGCCGGGTTCCCACTGACACCTTTCACCCAGTTCGGGTTTCCGCGGCCCCGTTTTTGCTTGGGCTTGATGTCATTTGCCATCTCGTCAGCCTACTCCGACTCGAGCACCTCGCGCCAGCCCAGTCGGGGGGCCATCAGCCCTCCCCGCAGTCCATCTCACCGGAGTCGGGCGGGTTGAGTCAGTCAAACAGGTCGGCGAGCGTCTCGATCTGCCTGAGGGCGTACGAGGTCTCGTTGAGCGGCCCGCGCTCGAAATCCACAGCCAGGCCGAGTTGGAGAGCGGCGGTCCTCAACTCGATGTCTGGGATCGAGTCCATTGTCTCAGTGGGTCCAGAAATAGTGAGCGTCATCGCGTCCGGGTTGATGGTGAGAGTGTGGCCGGTGGTTGCGGTGGTCATTGTTGGCTCCATTGTGCTGCGTTGTTGACGAACACTCATAAAGCACCAACCGTGCCACCACGCAGACGCGCGGAACTCCTTCTGGGCTCCACAATCACGCGCGCACTGCTTGCGTGACCGGCTCGGACGTCTGGTCAATCGCAAGTGATTACGCGTGGTTGGGTTGTCTAAATTCAGGTCGGTTTGGTCGACTTTTGCGCTGGCCCGAGCGGCTCGGAGCCGCGGGGCGCAGCGGCAACGTACACCTCCACTCGAGCAGCGTACTCTCGCACTCCACCACGCTCTTGGTCCGGCACCCAGGTAACGCGCGGGTCTCTGTCGTTGACTCCGAGCGCGTCTGCCACACCGTCGCGGAGGGACTTAACCGCGCTCGTCACGCCGTCGTCGTCGAGCTCCCGCGGGCCGATGTAGACGAGACGGACGGCGAGGACGGCGAGGTCGCCGACGCCGACGCCCGAGAGGACGGAGCCGACGTGGCGGGCCCGGGTCTGCACTGCGAGCGTGACGGTGTGCCGCACCCTGGCTTTGCGCGCGGTGGTACCCCAGTGCTGGCGAGCGTTGCTGGTGTTTGTGAGGTGGACCGGCAGCGTCACCGAGAGCACCGGATCTCTGAGGAGCATCACCGCGAGTGCGTCGGACAGCCGGTCGAGCCGAGCGCTCCTCACGGCGTCACCTCGGCCAGCGACGCCTGGCGGAGCCGGTACCGCCACCACGTTTTGGTGCTGACTCTGGTCCCGACGAGGGCCTCGCGAATCGTACCCACTGCCAGCACGCGCGCCTCGATTCGGGCCGCCACCTCGGGTGTCACGATGCACGGTCGGCGCCGGCTCGCCTGCACTCCGGGTGGCCTGATTCGCTGGTAGTAGTCACCTCCGAGCCAGCGGCCGAGACGCTGCGCCTGCTCTCGGCGCCAGCACCGGAGGTACGCGCGTTTGCAAATCTCGTCGGCGCAGACGCACTTCTGGCGGCCTCCGTGTCCCTTCGCGTTGTCGAGCGGGTCGCCGCACACGACGCAGTGCGAGTACCGCGTCGCCACCTGCCCTCGAGTCGTCCGGTACTCCTCCGTCGGCGTGGAGGCCTTGAGCTCGGCCAGGGTCTCGAGCTTCACGGCTCACCTCCTGACATATCTGCAATCGGTATGCCTTTGTCAGCGACGCCGAGCGCGGCCCGGAGGAGGAGCAGGTGGGCGCTGATCATCGAGTCACCTCAGTTGACATTTTAGACCCTTCTGTCAATTCCCGGAATTGACGGTTGTGCTTCTATTGTCAAGTCTGCCCGACCAATTGCCCGTCAGTGACTGACCGCTCACCCCATGAAAAATGTCGCAACATCATGATTCTTATGCGTAATTCCGTCTTGCCTGACCTGCCCTACCTATCGCTCCTATCTCGGCTGGTGTGGCTACGCGTCCACCCCCACCACCCACCCCCCCCCCTCTCTCCTCTCTCTCTCTATAATCATCATCATCAATAGGTTAGGTAGGTAGGGTAAAGGAGGAGAACCACTAATGATTCAGAGTGTTTATGTGTGTCCGAGGTACCCTCAAAAGCTCATCCACAGGTTGGGCAAGTCAGGCAGTCTCTGGGCGAGTCCACAGGTACCTACGGACCCCGTCTCGCATTGACCTGGTCGGCCCGCCCCAGCCGAGCGAGCGGAGGATGGCGGCGACCCGCATCTCGTCGCCGCGGGTCCAGGTGTCGTGCTCCTTGTCGAGACCGAGCTCCAGCACAGCCCCGACACTCACCTCCTGGGTCGTCTTGTGCTCCTCCAACCAGTCCTCGACGAGGGGCGACCAGGCGTCGTGCGACTCGTGATCATGGCTGGCCTCCTCGAGCAGGCCCGATTCGGTCTCGTCGAGCCACCAGCGCTCCCCGGCTCGGTACAGGTGGACGGCCTCTGCCCACAGCTGCTCTCGGTGCTGCCGGACCCATTCGATGTCAATCCGCCCCTTGATGGCCACCGGCCAGAAGCGTCTGTTGCCGGTGGGGTCGTGCAGGAACTGGGGGTCGTTGGTCGTCCCAACGATGACGCAATGACGCGGCGCGGTGACGAGGGTCTTGGCGTAGGGCGGGCGGAAAGTGTCGACCCGGCTCGAGAGGAAGGCCTTGAGCTGCTCCACGTCTTTGGAGCGCCTCATGCTGTCGAGCTCGGACCACTCGACGATCCACGCCTGGCGCATCACCATCTTGCCATCTTTGTCGCGCGTGTCGACTGGAGAGTCGGTGAACCAGGGCGAGCCCATGACGTCGCAGAACGTCGACTTGAAGGACGCTTGGTCGCCGACGAGCACGAGGACCGTATCCACCTTGGAGCCAGGAACCAGCGCCCTCGATACGGCACTGAGGAGCCAGCGCTGAAGTAGAGAGCTCTCGAGGGACGCAGTGCCGTGGCCGAGGGCCAAGCCCAACTCCCCAGTGCGGTGGGTGCCGTCCCAGACGAGCGAATTGAGCCAGTCGCGCACAGGATGCACCGTGCACCGGCGCGCCAGCATCGTCAGGGCCTCGGCGATGTCGCCGCAGGTGAACTTGAGCGGCTTGCCATCCGTGGACCTGGTGTGGCTCTCGAGGGCGAGCCTGATGGCTGGCAGGTCACCCTCTTCGATGGCTCGCCCTCCCACCCGGGCCTTGCTGGCCATCTCACACCAGGTGAGCTCGCCAAGGCCCATCGCCGTCTCTCGGTGTACTGGGTCGTCGAGCAGGGCGCAGAGCGTGGTGAAGCTCTGCTCGTAGCGCTCCACCGTGACGCGCACGGGGACATGCACAGCAAGCCCAGGCGGCGTGATCATCGCGGCCGGGACGTCGTCGCCAGGCTGCTCCACGAAGGCTCTGGCGAGGTCCTCTGGTGGCCACGTCGCCTCCGACCGAGCTGCCCGCCACTCCGCGACGTCCTTGAACTCGTCGGGCGTGCGTACGTACGCTACGTGCGCCCCGCGGGCTTTGAGCAGCTGGGCAAGCCGTACGAATTCGCGACGAGACGCGTTGGCCGGCCTGTCATTCTGCGGGAAGAGCCCGAAGAGCTTCCCCTCGACGTCGATGCCGGCCGCCTCCAGTTCCTCGGCGAGCCGGGGCAGGAAGCCTTTCCCGGCCGCTCCGACTACCACGGCGGCGTCACCGGCCCACAGAGACACGGCCAGGGTGTCGGCCATGCCCTCGGCGACGCACACCAGCGGGGCCCCTTCGACGAGCCCGGGTCGACCGAAGAAGCTCCGGCTCGGCGAGCTCCCCTTGGCGCTGATGACCTTCGACTCCTTCGACCTGGCGTCGCGCGCGAGCCGCAGCTGGAGCCCGCGGGCCTGTCCTGTGACGTCGGAGAGCAGGAGCGCCACCCGGTGCCCGCGCTGGCCATGCGCCGAGATGCCCTTGTCCTTGCAGGCCTCGGTCGCGAATCGCACCAGGTCGGCTGAGACGGCGCCTTCGAGATGGCGGCCGGTGAGGTACCTCTCTCCGAGCTCGTCGGTGCGCGCCAGCGCGTCCCACAGCCGCTGAGCCTCGTTGGCCGTCAGTCTGCCGACGTCGTCTGGTGGTGTGCGACCGACGACGCGAAGTGTCGGCATTGGACGGTCAGCCACCGGAGCGCCGCGGACAAGAGCGATCGCCTCGGCAGCGGTGAGCCCCCGCGTGCGCTGGTACAGGTCGAGGAGGTCGCCCGTCTCGCCACACGCGTAGCAGTGGATTCGAGGGTGCCCGCCGGCAAACACCACGGCGTCACGTTCGCGCTCTGGGCCCTTGTCGGAGCAGCCCTCGAATGGGCAACGGAGCCGGATGCCCCGCGGCGACAGCCCGCGCGACTCGGCCTCGTGTAGCAGCGCGTCCATGCCGAGGCGGACGAGCAGTTCTCTCACCTCGGGTTGCGGCGCGTTCACGAGCGGACCTCAGAGTAGAACCCAGCTTCGTCCTTCCACTCGCGCTTCGGCCACGACGTCTCGCCGCTCCACCATCGGTACACGCCGACTGCCTTCCTGGGGCCGTGCTTGGTCACCATGCGCATGTAAAATTCCCTCCGTTGTTCCCAGTCTGTCGTTCGAAACTTCGCCGCCATCGCCGCCCGCTTCGCGTCTGGAGCCAGAGCCTTCGCCAGCCCGTCAGCCTCGATGGCCCGCCGCTTCGCATCCTCGTACTGGAGCTCCTGAGGAGTGGGAGAGTAGCCGCACGAGTCGCACGGCCACCGGCTCCGCACTGAGTGGCACGACGGACAGTGGAGCTCCTTCGGCTCGCGCGCCTCAGCGTCCTTGCGCGAGGCATTGACCGACTCCTCTTCGCACGGGAGGTAGTCGCGCTCGGCGTACGGGTGCCCGTGCGTCACAAGGAGGTTGGCGTGATCATGAATCCGTGCTCGGTCCTTCCCTTGAGCTGGACGGAGCACCCGGCCCACCATCTGGAGGTAGAGCCCTGGCGACAGCGTCGGCCGCGCCAGCATGCAAACCTCGAGCTCTGGGCAATCGAATCCCTCGGTGAGCACGTTGCAGTTGCAGACGACGCGCGTTTTCCCGCTGCGCAGCCGAGCCAGAATGGCGTCTCGCTCTTCGCGAGGCGTCTCCCCGTCGAGATGTTCCGCCGCTACCCCGGCCTCGACGAATGCCGCCGCCATGAGCTGCGACGCTTCGACCGACACCGCAAATACGATGCCGCGCTTGTCCTCTCCATACCGCACGTACTCGGCTACGACGTCGCCGATTACGCGCTTGGACTTCGCAGCGTCGACCATCGAGGCAGCGACGAAGTCCCCGCCTCGCACCTGCGCAGCGCTCGTGTCGATCGACTCGTAGGCCCAGCCCCCAACCGGCACGAGAAAGCCCTGGTCGCGCAGTTGAGCCGGGGTCGAGACGATGACGTGCGAAACGAAGATGTCGTTGAGCCCTCTCCCATCCTGTCGCCACGGTGTCGCAGTGAGCCCGACCACCTTCGCCGAAGGGAACCACTTGAGCACCTCTTGGTAGGTGGTGGCTGCGGCGTGGTGCGCCTCGTCAAAAAAGATGAGGTCGACCGCGGAAAGGACATCTCGTCGACGAGCGAGCGTCTGGATAGAAGCGACCTGACACGACTGCTGGAGCGCCATTGGCTCCCCAGCCATGATTATGCCGTGAGGCACCGAGAACGAAGAGAGCTTGTCGCTCGTCTGGCGGATGAGCTCGCGCCTGTGAGCAAGGAACAAGGTGCGACTGCCCTTGGCGACGGCGGAGCGGATGATGTCCGCGGCGAGCACCGTCTTGCCTGAGCCTGTGGGGGAAACGAGCAGGACGGAACGCGCACCGCTCTTGATGGCGACTCGAGCAGATGCGACAGCCTCGACCTGGTACGGCCTGAGGATTGGCGGCATGAAAAAACTACTCCCGCCGCAGCCTGATGTTGCAGCACCAAGCGGGCGGGAGCTCCCGTGCATCTGGGAAGGAATCAGCGTTTGTCTGGCTGCAACCGGACATGTTCGAGTCACTCTGTGCTCACCGCGAGCGCACGTCAAGGCGTACTGGGCGCCCTCTCGAGGTTGCGCCGGGCCCGGACGCAGTCGTCAAGCACGCTCTCGACCTCGCGCGCCAGCAGCGACCCTGGAGCCAGCCCAGAGAGAGCCTGGAGGAGGTCGGCCACCACGCTGTCGAGATGCCCCTGGGCTTGCCTGCACAGCGCCGAGACGTCGCCGGGGCTCACAGCTGCTCCTCCCCGTCGTCCAGGCGGCGCTGTGCCTGCTCTCGGTTCGTTCTCGGTGCGTACAGGTCGCACATCAGCGCGGCCTGTACGACCGCCGTCAGCGTGCGACCGCTCGACTTGGCCTCCCTGTCGAGCCGTTTCCGCAGGGACCTCGGGACCTCCACGTACACGACCGATGTTTTTTCGCGCATGAGAGAGTGGTAGCGCCGCACAGCGCGGGCGTCAAGGTACGGTCTATACTTTTCCAGACCGTCTCAGATTGCGTCGGCTGTAGTGTTTTCGGACATCGCAAGCTTCGATACTTGCTGGCGATTGACGGTTGGTGCGTAGAAGTCATGCAGAACATGCGCGGCTTGTTTCGACGAAGTCTAGAGATGTCGCGTGGTTGGGTTATGGCACGGTTGGTGCTCTATGAGTGTTCATCTAAACGCAACACAACGGAGCCAACAATGACCACCGCAACCGCAACGCACACCTGGATTACAGACGGAACCGCCATTAATGTCTGCTGCAACGGAGGCAACGTCTATCTGCCCACGGACGACCAAGCTGACCCGAGCGTCGAGCCAAAGGCAACCTACGAGGTCTCCGACTACGACGAGGCTGGCAACGAGGAGTGGATCGTTTTGGTCTGCGGTCGAGCCACCACCGGCCAGCTGGTGCCGATCAAGGCGTAGGCAGCGCCACCGCCCGACTCCGGTCGGGCCCCACCTCGGGGCGCTGCTCGCCGCTCCGAGGGGTGACCACCAGCGAGAGGGGCGAAAAATGGCGACCAAGAAGGCTGAGACGTACGCAATCATCGCAAACAAGTCCTACGGGCTCTACGCCGGCATCGTGGTGTCGATGTCGCCGATGCCTGACGGCACGCTGCTGGTCGGCGTGCGCGAGTGCAGGCACGTGTGTCAGTGGTACGGCAGGAGCGGAGGCATCACCAGCCTCGCGGCGCACGGGCTCTGTGGGCCTAGGGCCGGAGAGTCGAGGGTGGGAGCTCCGGCTCCTGGGGTGACGGACCTCACCGGGATCGTCAATATTTTCCCGGCGTCTCAGGAGGCGCGAGCGACGATCGAGGACGCGAAGCAGTCGTGACCGGCTCCGGCTCCGGCTCCGGCTCCGGCTCCGGCTCCGGCTCCGGCTCCGGCTACGGCTCCGGCTCCGGCTACGGCGACGGCTCCGGCTCCGGCTCCGGCGACGGCTCCGGCTCCGGCTACGGCTCCGGCTACGGCTCCGGCTACGGCTACGGCTCCGGCTACGGCTCCGGCTACGGCTCCGGCTCCGGCTCCGGCTACGGCGACGGCTCCGGCTCCGGCTCCGGCTACGGCTCCGGCCACGGCTCCGGCTACGGCTACGGCTCCGGCTACGGCTACGGCTACGGCTACGGCTACGGCTCCGGCTACGGCTCCGGCTACGGCTCCGGCTCCGGCTCCGGGCTCCGGGCGCCGGCTACGGCGAAGGCTCTGGCTCCGGGCGCCGGCTCTGGCGAAGGCTCTGGCTCCGGCGACTGAGCACCATTTGCGCCGCCGCGCAGGCGAAACGCAGGGCCTGCGCGGTAGTCGATGGCGAAGTGAATAGAAATATTAAGTTACGACTGGCACGACTGAAGCAACAGGAGAGCGCATGACAACGAAAGCACAGCAGCACGGAGTAGTCGACGCGCGGACCTTCGCCAACGAGAATACCGCCGAGGAGCTGCTGGCGGCAATTGAGCCAGGCCAGCTGGGCGCTGACGAATCACTGATCTCCGCGATGGGACTCGCGGCGACGTCGAGGTTCTTCGGCGTCGAGGCCGGCACCGACGCCTTCTCGACCGCTTGCGACGAGTACAACGCAGCGTGGCTTAAGGAAGCCCGCCGACTCGCCACCGAGCAGTAGCAGTTCGCTCCGGTAGCTCAGTTGGATAGAGCACCAGCCTTCTAAGCTGGGGGTCGCGGGTTCGAGCCCCGCCCGGAGTACAGGAGGAGACGAACATGAGCGACAACGAGCGGTGCGAGGATCTGAGGAGACTGACGGCGGCTGTGGAGGGCGGCGCTGTGCACGTGGTCGACTCGGCTGGCCGGGTGCGGCGATGAGCGCCGCGAACGTCGGCCCCCTGGCGTCCCGGACGGAGACGTGGCTCTACGCCAACGCTCCGCTCTGCCTCCCAGCCCACCGGCTCGTCGTGGCGCTCGAGGCAGCTGAGCCACACATGGTCACCGCCACGGCGCTTATGCCGTCGCGCCGGGCCGAGGAGGGCATCAAGATGTACTCGGAGATGCTCTTTTATGCGCGCACGAACTACGCTGGGTGTCTCGGGGCCGAGGTGGACCGGTGTGACGAGGAGACGCGTCACGCCCGAGCTGCCCTGACGGCCACTGGCATTACCGACTCGCAGGTACTGCTGGTGGAGGACAGGGCCGCCGCGGCACAGGCTCGCAGAGACAGGCTGCAGCAGTTCGCGCACGAGGCGCTCCGATGAGCACGGACGACGGGTCTGAGCACGTCGAGTCGGCTCTGGATGACGTGGTGACGCCGTGAGTCTCCAGGCCTGTCGTGAGGGACTCGAGGTAGCTCGAGACGAGTCGGCTGAGCGCGGGCCGGATGATTGGTGGTGGGGCCGGCCATCCGACGACGCCCACGCCCACGCCCACGCCTACGCCGACGCCGACGCCCACGCCCACGCCCACGCCCACGCCTACGTCGACGCCGACGCCTACGCCTTCGCCGACGCCTACGCCTTCGCCGACGCCTACGCCGACGCCGACGCCTACGCCTACGCCTTCGCCTACGCCTTCGCCGACGCCTACGCCGACGCCGACGCCTACGCCTACGCCGACGCCTACGCCTACGCCGACGCCGACGCCTACGCCGACGCCGACGCCTACGCCTACGCCTTCGCCCACGCCGACGCCGACGCCGACGCCACACCCAACACAATCTCCACCCGAGGTCTCACCGTGCGCCCAGGTCTATACATCTACACCGCCCCGTCGTCTGAGTCCGTAGCAGTCCTCCGAGTCGCCTGGCTCCGTCACGCAGTCGGCGACTCCGACCCGCTCGAGTACGAGGCCGTCCATTCGACGACTCCGCTCCGGGGTGAGTACCAGACGATGTTGTCGGACGTGCAGGACGCGCCGCCCGAGGGCTGGAAATTCACCGTGTGTCTCAAGCGGCCGAGTCCGATTCACCGAGCCCAAATCCGCAACCCGGTGGCGCTGCTCGAGTCAGGTTACGCGCACGTGTGCCCTCGACCAGCCGACTGGGAGGCGCCGTGACCGACCTCGACCGCTACCTGACGACGCTGCCGGAGCCCGCGCTGTCCACCGGAGAGACGCGGCTCGAGGTGGAGCGCCACCTCCCGCTCGTCTGCGCGTGCGACGAGGGCTACGAGACCTACGAGCTCGAGGTGCTGGTGGAGGACAGCGCGGTCTCGACGGCGACGTGGCAGGGCGACGTGCCGTGGACACTCACCGAGGACGAGGCCCGCCTCGCTGTGCGTCAGGTCGAGGAGTGCGCCGACGTGGACGAGTGGTACCGAGACGAGGATGCCGACGAGCTGGCGTGCGAGAGGGCACGAGAGGCATGGGAGGCACGATGCGAAGACTGATTTGCTGGCTCCTCGGGCACCGGCACTGGGCGCCTGGGATGGAGGCGACGGCTATTTTCTACAGCTGCCATCGGTGCGGTCAGTTGGTGGCTGGCAAGCGGTTCCACGACGGCGTTCGAATCAGCGAGAGGGCACGACGATGACAGTCGACGAAGCGGTGAAGGCGCTGCGCACGCTGCGGCACCCGGCCACGGACCTCGAGAGAGACCTGGCGCTGACGGTGGTGGCGCTACATGTGGCGCGTTCGCTCGCCATCGACGGAGATGGAGAGTTCCACGACGACGTCGCCTTCTACTCGCGCGCTATCGCCGATGGCCTCGATGCACACCAGGAGCCCCAGCACCTCGGCAACGTCTCGAGGTCAACACTGCTCGACTCCGCACGAGGTGGCCGTGCTGACTGAGCGACCCAAGAAGCGACTCCTCTACGTGCCGCCCGAGACGTTCGAGGACTACATCGAGATTCCGGCGCTCAACTGGAGCACGCTCAAATGGCTCTCGAAGTCTCCGGCCCACTACCTCCACGCGACGACGAATGGGCGACCAGACACGGCGACTCTCAAGCGCGGCCGGGCGACGCACGTGGCGACGCTGGAGCCTGAGACGTTCGCGGCTCGGTACTCGGTCTGGCCACATCCGCGCCGAGGAAAGGATTGGGAGGAGTTCGAGGCACGCATGCTGTCGGCGAGCGTCGAGGTGCTCAAGCGCGGTGAAGCTGAGCTGGCGCAGACGCTGGCTCTAGCGGTGAGGGCGCACCAGCCGGCCGCGCGCTACCTCACCGGGTGCCTCACTGAGCAGACGATTCAGTGGACGCACCGACGGCCCGAGGTCAACGGGCTCGAGGGCTACGAGGTGGCGTGCAAGGGACGGCTAGACGCCGTCGGCCCCGAGGGAATCGTCGACCTCAAGACGGCTCGAGACGGCTCGCCCACTGGGTTTGCCCGCGAGGTCATCCGGCTCGAGTACCACGTGCAGGCGGCATGGTACGTCGACGGCTACCGAGAGATGACGGGCCGGGAGCTGCCGTGGGCCTGGGTGGTGGTGGAGGTCGCGGCGCCGCACGTGGTGCAGGTGTACCGAGCCGACGAGGAGACGCTCAACCTCGGTCGGGCCCGGTACCGAGAGTTGCTCGACCTGCTGCACGTGTGCCAGCGCGACAACTTCTGGCCTGGCTACGCTGCCACCGAGATGCCGTTGCAGCTCCCGCGATGGGCCCGACCGCTTGACGACGCCGAAGACACCGTTGACCCCGACCTCAAGTTTCTGGAGGACTGACCATGGACGTTTCCCTGCTGTTTCCGAGTCGATTTCTGAAGTCAGCCGAATTCAAGGGCCGAGACGTTACGCTCACCATCGCGAGCATCAAGCTCGAGGAGCTGGCGGTCGATGGTGGCGGCACCAAGGCCAAGGGCATCGTCGGCTTTGCGGAGACGCCGAAGCTCTGGGTGTTGAATCGGACCAACTCTGAGTGCCTCAAGGGCATGTGGGGGCGCGAGACTGACCAGTGGCTCGGCAAGCGTGTGACGCTGTTCCCGGCTCCGTTCTCCGACTCATTCACGGGAGAGCAGTCGACGGCCATCCGCGTGCGCGGGTCGCCGGACATCGCGAAGTCGACTACGGTCGAGGTCCACCTGCCTCGAAAGAAGCCGATCCGCATGCAGATGACTCGCACCCAGGCCGGCGCGAAGGCGGCGCCGCGTCCGCAACAGGAGCCGGCCGAGGAGCCGGTGCCAGACCCGAAGCCAACGCCACCGGCCGCATGAGTTCTCCCCACCGTGGGTGGGAAACCGCCTCTCATCGGGGCGAACCCACGGAGCAGTCGCAGCACGGCAGCACGCTCGCAGGTCCCCCCTCCTCGCGAGCGTGCTGTTTTTGGAGGCCTGGTGGACCCGGTGAAGTCGGTGCCGGGGGCCGGTTCGAGTCCGGCCGCCTCCATTCACCGACGCAAAGGAGCCGGAAATGAGCGATGTGAAGCAGAAGCTGAAGGCGGCCTCATCACCCGAGCAAACGCCGATCGAGCGCGCCCGCGCGCTCCTCGCCGCGGCCGGCTGGAGGTGGTCGTGAGCTACGCGAAGCCGCTGACGACTGCCGTAGTCGAGCATCTGTCGCGCGACAAGGCGTCAGGCCTGATGGTCGACGTGGAAATCCTCCTCGCCACCACCCGGGCGCTCGATGAGGCCGAAGCCGACGCCACTGAGGCGTGGCGAGAGGTCGAGGCCGAGCACGACGGAGCCGTCAAAGCCAGCGCCCGTGCAGCCGTGTGGAAGGACCTTGCCGAGGCCGCCCAGGCCGACGTCGAGAGGCTGACGAACGAGAAGGCCGAGCTGGTCGCGGCGTTGGAAAGGCTGGGGCTGGATTGCGGGTTGATCGTCGCGGGTGACGGCTGCGCCGACCGCAACGAGCCGGCCGAGTCCTGGTGCGACCAGTGCCGAGCTCTCGATGCCCTGGCCAAGGCGAAATGTGGTGGGTGATGGAGCGCCCCATTCTGTTCTCGGCGCCGATGGTTCGCGCCCTCCTCGCCGGCACCAAGACCCAGACGCGGCGACTCGTGAATGGCACCGTCGAGGACGTCGCTCAGCCGTTTTGGTGGGGCGCCCGCAGAGTCGTGCACCGGCCAAAGTGTGTCCGATACCTCTGTGAGCAGGTCGACTCCTATGAGACGGCTTGCGGAGGCTGGGACTGCACCGCAGACGGCCGCACAGAGCGGAGCCCCTTCGGCGGGCCGGGTGACAGGCTCTGGGGGCGCGAGACCTTCGGTCGACTCACAGGGAACGGCATCCGCACGGTGTATCGCGCCGATGGCGACCCACCGAGGCGCAGCGACGGATCGCCGGTCGCAGAGATGCGATGGACGCCGTCGATCTTCATGCCTCGCGCACTCTCGCGCATCACGCTGGAGCTGACGTCGGTGCGAGTCGAGCGGGTCCAGGCCATCAGCGAGGCCGACGCTGTGGCTGAGGGCGCGGACTCTCTGACCGCGAGCCAGGCGCTGTTGAAAGGCCACGCCTCCGTCGACGGATGCCGGCGGGCGGGCTACCCCGGCGCCCCGGCGAACACGGGCGACTGGACACCCCGAGACTGCTACAGGCTCATCTGGGGAGCCATCAACGGCCCGGGGTCGTGGGCCGAGAACCCGTGGGTGTGGGCGCTCGGGTTCAGGCGGTGGACGCCGTGAGGCCCGACCTCCACCGGCCGTCGACCCAAGCTCCGGCGTGTGTCTCGCGCCGAGGTCAGGCGAGCTGCTGGTGGTGCAGCGGGTGATGAGCGACAGACTCGCCAGCGACAGACTCGCCCTGCGTCGGGAGCTGCGTCGTGAGCTGTGGCGCCGCGGCGATCAGGCCAGCTACCTGCTCGACAGCAGCGGACCAACGGGCGGGCAACAGGAGTGGGTGCGGATGCTCGAGGCGACGCCTCCAGGAGGTTGGTCGGCTCTCGAAGTATCTCGCCAGCGCGGCAAGACGTTCTGCGTCCTGGCGTGGATGTTCGGCCGGCTGGGGCGAGCGAACATGCGTGGCGTCTTCTGTGCGCAAACTGGGCAGAACGCCGACAAAATAGCCAGCACGTTTCTGACGGAGATTGAGTCTGACCTCCCCCCAGAATGGAACGTCCGCTTCGTCGACGGCGAGGTGCGATTCGCCAACGGGAGCGAGGTCGCCGTCTACGGAACAGACAACATGCAGTTCCGCCGCAGCCGAGGTCGCAACGCGCACATCGTGGTGTTGAGCGAGGCTGGCTTCTATGCGGACCTCGTCGCCGTCGAACAGGTTTACGTCCCTCAACTCCAGACGACCGGAGGCATCGGTGTCTACGAGTCGAGCCCAGCCGAGACACCAGCGCACGAGTTCTCGGCTCGCTGCGACGCACTGGCGCTCGTTCAGCGGTATGCCCACGACACGTTCTGGAGCAACCCGAGAATCGACCACGAGGCCGTCATTCACGGCGAGATGGAGCGTTTGGCTATGACGCGCGAGGAGTTGCTTGAGTCGAGCGCCTTCAGGCGTGAGTACTTGGCGCAGCGCATCGTCGAGACGACTCGGGCAGCCCTGCCAGCATGGGACGAGGCCGCGCAACGCGAGGGCATCCTCGAACTACCGCGGCCGCCTCACTTCGACGCGTACGTCAGCTTCGACTGGGGCTGGCAGCCTGACCCGTCGTTCGGCATCTGGGGGTGGCACGACGTGGCGTCGAGTCGCATCGTCGTCGAGGAGGAGTGCGAGTGGCGAGCGAAGACGTTGTCGGAGATTGCCGCCGACGCGAAGGCCATCGAGCTGCGGTTGTACGGCGCCGACCGCTTCGACGGCACGTTGCTGGGCGCGAAGGATTTTCTCGAGCGCACGGTGCCTGACGTCTGGTTGTCCAAATGCATCTCCGACAAGGCACCTCGACAGCCATACCTTCGCGTCGGCGACAACGATGTGCAGCTCCTCGCCGAGATGTCTGGCCCCCACGGGTACGCCATCATGCCCACGGACAAGGCCGACAAGCACCTCCAGGTAGACAACATCAATATGCTCATCCGCCAGCGACGGCTCATCGTGCACCCGCGGTGCAAGCGGCTGCTTGCGCAGATGTCGGGCACGCTGTGGAATAAGGCTCGCACCGAGTGGGAGCGCACCAGCCTCGACCACGGTGAGGGCGTCGACTGCCTCGTCTACCTCGGCCGCAACGTGCGCTGGCACCGTGACTGCCGCCCGGTCCCGCCTCGAGACGTTTTCGTGGGCGCCCAGGTGCAGAGCCAGCAGTCGACGGGGCTCTCGGCTCTTGCGTCCGGCCTCACGGGTAGGCGATTCTGAGGCCGGGCGAACAACCGGCAGTCCAGGTCTACGGAGCTTGGTCCTACCCCAGCTGGCCACGTGCTGACCCAATACGTGGCGACCTTGACGCCGGTAAGAGCCAGTGACACTCTTCCAGGCGCATGAGTGACCTCAACCGCTGCGAAGCTGAGTCCACTGCTCGTCACGTCCACTACGGGAGCACCCACACGGTTCGGTGTCAGCTCGACTCCGGGCACGAGGGGCTCCACGCCTGGAAGGACGACGCTGGCCGGACGAAGTTGTGGGGCGGTGAGCCAAAGAAGGCCCAGCAGTCGACCCGGTTCCGCTTCGGCGCGTGGGTGCAATCGTGAGCGAGCCCAAGGTGGTCGCCGAGCCGCAAGGCTACGTGCGCTGTATAGACATGGGGCATCTCTACCTACTGCTCGACGAGTCGGCGATGGCACGTCGATGAGCCGACTCCTCCCGTCGCTGCGCCAGGCACGCGCCAGGTCCTCGAGAACGGAGGCCAAGAGAGACTCGCGGACCCCTCGCACCGGCAACTGGGCTGGTGACCTGGACCTCGGGGCCGACGCTGAGGTGATTCAGTTAGGTCGCCGCTTAGCCATCGTCCGGTGGGACTCGATGTGCGTGGAGGCTCGTCGCCACTACCCGACCGCAGCGCCTCAGCCGTGCTGGGTGGCCGTCGACATGCGCAATGGGCCTGAAGGTGTACCGAGCGCCACGCCTGAGGACCTTCGCTACGCACTCACCGCCCTCAAGAGGTTTGCATGAGCATCGTCGCCAGCGGCGGAGAGCAGCCTCGAGAGTCGGAGTACTTCGCCGGCAACCCCAAGTCACGCGAGGCTGTCTCGGGCGCGCTGAGCCGAATCCGCAAGTACCGCGAGAGCCTGCGCGTCAGCGGGCGCGCCGAGAAGATGCGGCGCAACTGGATCTGCTGGCAGGGCTACGGGCCCCGCGGCGACAGCGACGCGAGCCGCATCGGCGCCAGTGGTGAGCAGGGCGAGCTGCTCAACATCACCGTCAACCACTTCGCGTCACTCGCGAATCAGGCGTGTGTCCTCATCACCGGGACCAAGCCGGCCATCAAAGCCGTCCCAACCTCGAGCGACTTCGACTCCCTCGCGCAGGCCCAGTTCGCTGACGCGCTCAACGACGCGTGCGAGCGCGACCTTCGCACCCCAGAGCTCGAGGCCCAGGCCGCGCTGACGATGATTCTGATGTCCGAGGTCTGCCTTCTCCAGGACTGGGACGCTCGAGTCGGCGCCGACGAGATGGTCGACGAGGCGGGTCGCGCCATCAAGCAGGGCGACGTGCGCGTCTACGTGCTGACGCCGTTCGATTTCGTCGTCGACCCGGACGTGCAGGACGTCGGCTCGCACCGGTGGATGTGCTGGAGGCGCCGCGTCTCGAAGTGGGAGTTGGCCGCCGACTACCCGGAGCACGCCGACCGCCTGAAGTCTGCGAGCGTCCATCGCGACGTAGCGGCCGATGCCAACGGCGCGTCCGACGTCTTCGAGCTTCGGAGGCGCAACCAGGCTCGCGTCGACTCGACCAGCGACGAAGTCTACGTCTGGGAGCTGCGTCACCTCCCGACGTCGGCGTGTCCCGCGGGCCGGTTGATCCGCTTCGTCGACGCGGAGACGATTCTGTTCGACTCGGGCGCCGTGAGGTCTCCGGCAGCCGATGGTGAGCAGCCCGTCACCGGCAACGCTGGCTACCCCTATCAGGACTCAAAGGGCGAAGCGTCGCTCATGGCAGCGTTCGCCTCCCCCGAGTACATCCCTGGGTTGATCGACGGGCACACGGCGTTCTTCGACCTGCTCAGCCTACAGGAGGGCGTGGACCTGTCGGCGACCATCATGGCGAGCGCCATCAATAGCGGAGGGCTCCAGAACCTCTACGTGCCGCGCGGCGCGAACATCACCGCCACCAAGCTCACGGGCGCCCTCAACGTGGTCGAGTTCGACGGCACGGTGCCTCCCCAGGCAAAAGAGAACGTCGCCATCTCGCCCGCCATCGTCGAGTGGGCCCAGATGTGCGTCACGTGGATGCGCCAGCGCGTGTCGATGAACGACGTCGTGGTGGGCGAGACGAGCAAGGGCATGCCGGCACAGGCGATGGCCTTGCTACGAGCCCAGGCCGTCGAGTTCCACTCTCGGATGCAGGCCAGCTACGAGCGAATGGTGGAGACCGATAGAACAAACATTCTCAAAATGTACCAGCTTTTCGCCCGGAGCGAGCGGGTCGCGGTAATCACCGGCAAGGGCTCCGCGTGGGCGGCCCGGTCCTTCTCTCAGGCGAGCATCGGCAAGGTGGCCAGGTACGCGGTGGAGGCCGTCAACCCAGTCACCAAGACGCTCGCGGGTCGCGTTGCGTTTGCCCAGCCGCTGCTCGACACCGGGCGCATCACGCTCGAACAGTACCTGCGCATCTGCCAGACGGGCCGCGACGAGCCGATCTACGACTTCGTGAGAAACAACCAGGCCCGGATTCAGCGTGTGAAAGAGCAGCTGATGAAGGGGACTGGGCTCCCACCGATGATGATGGGTCCTCAAGGTCCAGTGCTCGACCCGAGCGGCCTCCCCCAGTTCCAGGACGACGGGGCCGAGCACATCCGCCCGCTCATCACCGACACGCACTGGCTCGACATCCCCGAGTGGCTGTCGGTGCTCGCCACGCCCGAGACGCGGCAGAACCCCGCGGTCGTGAAGGGTGTCAGCGAACTCGTCCACTACCAACTCGCGCTGTGGCGGGCGATGGACCCCGCCGTCATCATGCTCCTCGGCGGGACCCCGGCTCCTCCTCCGATGGCGCCGATGGGCGTGATGCCGGGTATCGGCGGTGGCGCGCCAGCCCTCGGGAACGGGCAAGGCCCAGCTCCACAGCCAGGCAGCGGCCAGCCGCCAGGCCCTCGGCCGGAGCGACAGCCGGGGCTTCCACAGCCTCCGAAAAACCCTCTCACCGGACAGCAGGACCAACAGACGTCAGTCTCGCCGTCGTTGCCTCAGGCGGCGTAGGAGTACCACATGGCAGACACCGCAGTCGCCGCACCTCCAGCGCCAGGCACCACCACACCGGCCGCGACCAAGCCGGTCCAGGCCGCCGGCACCTCGAGCACCCCGGCTCCCGGCAGCACCCGAGGGTCCGAGACCGTCACCAACGACACGGGAAAGGGCTCCGCTCCGAAGGCCGAGACGAAGCCGACCGATGACTTCCGCCCCTTCAAGGTGAAGGCTGGGGGCAAAGAGCACGACATCAAGTCGCGCGAGCAGATGGAGCGCATCCTTCAGCGCGGCCTGCCCTACCAGCAGACCCTCAATGAGATTGCCTCCGAGCGCGCGAAGGTGGAGCCGGTCGCCGCGGCGCTCAAGATGCTGGCCGAGGGTGACGAGGACTCGGCCCTCGAGGTGCTGAGCGGTCTCCTGGGCGACGAGAAGCTCGTCAAGGTGGCTGAGAAGCGGCTCATGCGCGAGGTCGAGAAGCAGCGTCGCCTTGAGGGGCTGACGGAGCGCGAGCGCCAGATGCTCACCGAGAACGAGCGGCTCAAGGGCGAGCGAGAGCAGTGGACGCGCCAGCAGCAGCAGGCCCAGCAACAGGCGGAGCAGCAGCGGGCTCAAGCCGGCATCCAGCAAGCAAGTCAGCACGTCGCTACGATGGTTCAGGAGGCTCTCGGCAGCCTCGGTCTCCCGAAGGAGCTGGGCCCTCAGTCGATGGCTGCGATTCGCCCCCTGGTGGCGGCCAGCATCTCGGCCGGCCAGCCGCTCGACCCGAAGGCCCTCGCCGAAGAGCTGCGCGAGTACCATCAGTCGGCAGTGCAGTGGACTGCCGGGCAGCTCCAGGGCCAGCCGCTGCTCGATTTCTTCGGTCCCGGCGTCGTGAAGGCATTCAAGGCCGCCGTCCTCCAGCAGATGCGCGGCGGGCAGTCAGTCTCCGCTGCTCCTCAGGGTGGGCAGTCGAGCAGGACTGAGCCACCGGGCCCGAGGTGGGACCCGAGAAAGAGGGACTGGTGATGAGGTCGGCCAAGGAGGCTCTGAAGCAGGTGGTCGGAGCGGTCATCTACGCCATGGACGATGGTGAGAGAGTGCTAAAAGAGGTCTACGAGATGGCTGATTGCCCGTGCGACCCGCCGCAACCGGAGGACTACTCTATGGCCGAGGTCGAGGCCGCCAAGGACGCCGTTCGGAAGGCGCTGCGGGGGCTGCTGTGAGCTCCGCCCTGGTGGAGCGGGTCGACGACCTCGACGAGGAGTTCCTCTCGACGCTGCCGGTCCCGGAGCTGGTCGAGCTCTTCCTGGCGGCCCGGACCCGCCACAAGGAGCGCGAGGCCGATCTGCTTCGTCGGGCCGGGGACGAGCGGGTGGACGCGCAACGACTCCGGAACCGGCTTGTCGAGCTGGAGTCGGAGATGGCCGGGCCACTGGAGGCAAGTTGACGCAGGCAAAGCACAGCTGATACCGTTGCCGCCATAGCAGTACGCAGCCCAATGGCCCGCTGGTGACGGCCTCGGCTCGGTTCCCGTCAACGGCCCGACTCCCGACGCAGACACCGTGAGCGACTCCCTGAGGACGCGAGGCAGTTCCCTCTCGTTTCACTCACACACGGAGTCGCACAAATGAATCAGCAGAGCACGTTGATCGGTCTCTTCAAGGAAACGTACGGTAGCGACATCGTCGAGGCCTGGGGCTTCATGGCCCAGTTGGCGAAGCGAATCAAATTCGTCGAGCAGGAGCTCCAGCCCGGAAATCTGTACCACCAGCCCATCGACCTGACGCTCGAGCACGGCATCAGCTACGCCGCGGCCGGAACCACCATCGGCACCGGGACGAGCGTTTTCTTCCCGGCAACCGCCGGCCAGATGCAGGACGCGCAGATCGCCGGGGCCCAGATTCTCGGCCGAGCCCTCGTGTCGTACGAGGCGATCGCTCGGTCCGCCAACTCGAAGGCCGCGTTCAAGTCGGCCACCCAGCACGTCGTGCGCCGGCTCTCGCAGGCGGCGCTGAAGCGGCTCGAGATCGGCATTCTGCACGGGACCAAGGGCATCGGCATCGTTAAGACGGTCGGCTCGGAGTCGGGAAGCTCGGGCGCCTACAAGACGACCCTGACGCTCACTGACGCGACGTGGTCAACTGGCCTCTGGGCCGGCATGGTGGGGGCCTTCATCGACCTCTACCAGTCGGACCTGTCGACCGCGCGCCAGGCGGCGAACATCAACACCGGCGTCGTCTCTGGTGCTTCGGGCTGGTGCCGCGTGTCGGGCGTCGACCCGGCCAACAAGACCGTCGAGCTGAACTACGGCACCACGGCAAGCGGCTGGGTGGCGAACGACGTGCTCTTCTTCGGCTCGGCGGTCGGCGGGACCTCGACGACCGAGGCGCCCGGCATCGACGCCATCTCGGCCATCAGCTCGTCGTCCGGAACGTTCTGGAACATCCCGACGGGGACGTACGACCTGCACCGCGGCAACCAGTACGCCTCGGGCGGTGTGCTCAGCTTCGGCAAGTTGCTCGAGGCAGACGGCATCTTGGCCAACTACAACCTCGTGCGCGACGTCGTGGCCATCATCCCGACCAAGGCGTACGAGGTCATGAACACGGACATGGCGGCCCTCCGCCAGTTCGACGCGAGCTACGCCGAGAGCAAGGCGAAGGCGGGCACCAAGACGTTGACCTTCGTGGGCCAGACAGGTCTGATCGAGCTGATGCCCCATCCGTTTCAGAAAGACGGCTCGGCGCACATCATCGTGCCCGAGGAATTCATCCGCGTCGGAGCGAGCGACATCAGCTTCATCACGCGGCACGGCGATGGCGATAAGCTCATCCTCGAGTCCAGCTCCTCGGCCGGATCCGAGATGCGCATCTACTCGAACCAGGCCCCGTTCTGCGAGTCGCTGCGCCACACGGTCAACATCTCCGGCATCACCTACTGATTCACCTTCGAGGCTGGCGGCGCAAGTCGCCAGCCTCACCCATTCAGGAGACACGACCATGCCGGTTTCCGCTCTTCAGCTTCGCCACCGCAAGCCGGCCGACTACGGCGTGACTCCTGGTGGCACCACTTTCAATCGCTCAGGCGCCGAACTCATGCGCCGCTTCGCCAACGTCCTCAGGGCCGCCATGAGCGACGCGAACTTCGACAACGAGTACGTCTTTCAGTACGACTCCGCGGACCCGGCGGTCGCCAACGCTGGTGTCGGCATCTCGAGCGGCTCGGGCTCAGTGCAAATCACCATCAACGGCGTGGCGACGGCCGTCACCTGGGCGACCAGCGACACGAACTCGGCCGGGCTCCTCGCGGCGGCGCTCAACGCCAGCACCGACGCGCTGGTGAAGGGCCTCATCACCGCCAACAACCTCACCGCGACCATCACCTGCTCCTCGGTCGCGGCCGGTGACTACGTCGACGTGTGTGGCACCAGGCTCACAGCCGTTGCTGTCGTTCCGGCCGCCATCTACTCGAACTCGGCGATCAACACGTTCCTCCAGACGGGCACCAACGCCCAGACGGCAGCGGCGCTCGCCGTGGCCATCAACGCCTCGCCGGGGCTGAGCCGGTACGTCTACGCCATCGACGTCTCGAACGTGGTGCGGCTCTTCGCGCGACAGTTCGTCTTCTCCGGGACCGTTACCTTCGCCTGGCCGTCGTCCGCGCAGGGAGTTCCCGGGAACTCCCTCATCCCGAGTTCGACGGCTCACCTCGCCTGCAACGTCGCGGCGCTTGCCGCAGGTGCTTTCGTCGGCGTGTGCGCGACGACGGAAGGGGTGCAGGGGAACCAGGCCACAATCGCCGTCAGCGGCACCGGCCTCACGGTCCTCAACGCCGAGGCTCGCCTCAAGCGCGGCACGGGGCTCACCACCGGGGCGCTGATTGGAGACGCGTGATGGACTGGCAAGAGATCGCGAAGAAGGTCATGGAGGGCTACGACGGCGCCACCAACAAGGCATTCGCCGCCAAGCGGGCCGGCAAGGTCGGCGCTCCAGGCCGCCCAGCCGACCCGGAGAACGACGAGGACTACCCCCTCGACAACCAGCCCAGGGACCCGAACCTCGATGAAGTTCCTGGAGACGACAATCCTCCTGAGCCTGAGCCTGACGCAGACGACAAGATGGACGAGGAGACGAAGCGGAAGCTGATGGCCCTGCTCCAGGAGTGACCCGATGCTCGCCAGTGCGCTTGTCTCGACAGTGAAGCTTCGCTGCATGCTACCCACCTCGAGCAGCGCGCCTGGCACGGCTGACGCCGACGTGATGGCGCACGCAAACGACGAGCTCCAGTCGCGTTGCGTGCCGCTCCTCATGTCGATGAACGAGGAGTTTCTCACCAGCACCACCGACGTGCCGTTGGTTGGAGGGCAGGCCGTCTACCGCGTGCCCGACCGGTGCGCGGGCTCGAAGTTGCGCGACGTGACGCTCCTCGCCGGGAACGTGGTCATCCACCTGCCGCGCATCGAGCCGGAGATGCTCAACCAGTTCGTGACGAATGCGACAGGCACTCCGGTGGCATTCGTGATGGAGGCTGGTGGCGTGCGGTTGGTGCCGACTCCGAGCGCCATCGGACTCAGCCTGCGCATGCGGTACTTCGTTAGGCCCGGCGCAATGGTGACCGCGGCAGGGTTCGCGGCGCTGACCTCGGCGACCACCTCGGGACTCACCGCGACGCTGGGCCAGACCCTTGGGCCCACAGCGACGGACGGCCACCTCTACGACGTCGTCTCGGCGCGACCACCCTTCGAATTTCTGGCGATGGATGGCGCCTGCACGGACGCCGTCGCCGTGAACCCGTCTCACATCACCTTTGCCAGCGTCTCACCAGGCATTCAGGCCGGTGACTACCTCTGCCCAAGCGACACCTCGCCGCTGGTGCAGTTGCCGACCGAGATGCACTCACTCCTTGCTCAGCTGACGGTGTGTCGCATGTTGCAGCAGCTCGGCCAATACGACAAGCTCGACCGTGCCTCAGCGGAGGTGGCGCGTCTTGAAAAAGTTGCTCTCAACTGTCTCACTCCTCGCGTCGATGGGGCTCCTCGCAAGATGCGGGGGATTCTGCAAAACGCTCGACGAGCCGGTTGGTTCGGGTACTGACGTGGGCGCGAAGCACAAGGCCAGCGTCAACAACTTCGCCGGGCTCGTCACGGCCTACGGACAGCTCGGCGCGCCTCCCGGGGCGTTCAGCGTCGCCGACAACGTCGACTTCCCCAACAGCTTCATGGTGGAGAAGCGACGCGGGACTCTCGCCTTCGGGTCCACCGGCCAGGGCGTGCCGGCGTCGTTGGTGAGCGCGGACCCGACAGGATTCATCATTGCCAACCTGGCTGTCGACGCTAGCCTTGCTGTTGCCACGAAGCTGGACAGGTGGGGCTACTCGACGGCCATTCCGACTCCAGGCGCGCTCACCGCGCTCAACGACGTCACGACGCGGATGAAGGGCGCCATCGGGCGAAAAAACACCTACCTGACGACGCAGAACGGAGTCGTTCGGCTCGAGAGCGACGGCGTGGCGTGGTGGGCTGGGGCGCCGTCGAGTGGGCCCTTAGTCGAGCAGATCTACACTTCTGCCGGTGGCACCTGGTTCGCCAACGGAGCGACCACTTCATACCGGCTCGTGCTCGTCCAGTACGACGCTGATGGAGTGCCCATGCGCGGCCCTCCGAGCGCTGCTGGGGCGCTCACCAACACCACCGGAGTAGCCAAGGCCGTCACCTTCGGACCGTTATATCTCGGCCCGCCCCCTTATGCCGTCAACGCCGTCACCTCGGGCGTCTCCGCCATCTACGCCGACCCGACCAACCTCCGACGCATCGACCTCGAAGTGTACCGGGCCGTCCAGTCGACCACCGGCACACCGAACGACGAGATGCAGCTTGCCTACCGCAAGACCTTGAGCGCGAGCGAGAAGAACGGATCGGCCATCGCCGGCTTCGTCGACCAGTGCCCGGATGAGGCCTTGGGCGCGTACCTCTACACCAACGCGATCAGCGGCGGCGACACGGTGCAGAACGGAGTCTCGCTCGGCTTGGCGGCTCGCAACGACCCTCCTCCGACAGCGACCGACGTCGCCACGTTCGCCAACCGGATGTGGTTTTCAGGCCTGACGCTCCACCATTCGCTCACGTTCAGCCTCATCGCTCCAGGCACCACCGGAGCTGAGTTCAAGACTGGAGACGTCGTCACTGTGGCCGGAGTCGCGCTCACGGCCGGGAGCCATTTCGGCGTCTACACGAGCGGCTCAATCTCCGACAACATCCGCAAGACGGCGATGTCTCTCGCAGGCGCCGTCGGACTCTACGTCCTTCCGACGACTGGCGTGACTGCGGAGTACGTTGGGAGTCCGCTCTCGCCTGGTACGGTCGGGCAGATTCGGCTCTACGCCACCCAGACGGCTCGAGCGGCCTTCTTCACGATCGCCGTCACCTCTGGCGGCTCAGGCACAGCCTTCATTCCGGACCTCTCCGCGGCCGTCAGAACCACGCGCGAGGACTGGACTAACGGCCTCGCCTACTCGAAGGACTCGCAACCTGACGCAGTGCCGCCGGTCAACTACATCCGCGTTGGCCGCGGCGACATCCCCATCATGCGGATGATCGCTCTTCGCGACGCGCTCTTCGTCTTCGCCGCCGATGGCATCTGGATCATCACCGGCAACGACCCGAGCAACTTCAGCCTGACTCGCTTCGACACGACCTTCACCTTGCTGGCGCGAGACACTGTAGTCGTGCTCGACGACGCGATCTACGCCTGGGGCAACGAGGGCATCGCACGCATCACCACGAGCGGGGTGACGCTCATCGACGCCGCCATTCGCGACGTCGTCAACCAGCAGAGGATCGCCGGCGTCTCGACGGCATGGGCGGTGACCGATCGCAACAGGAAGCGCGTCATCTTCTTCCTCCCGAACCACGTGAACACAGCGAACGCGCTCGGCTCCAGCGCCAACAGGGCTCTCGTCTACCACGCCTCTGGCTCGATGGGCGCCACGGCCTACAGCGCTGCCGTCAACGGGCGCTGGAGCCGGTACGACTACGGTGTCGCCAACGCCAAGACGTGCGCTTGCCAAGCTCGCATCGGGGTCGCGACGCCGTTCTTCCTGGGCAACGCCGACAACGGAGGCGGAACGCCCAACGCCGGCGACGAAACCAACGGTCCGGGGTACTCGGCCGGTGGCGGGCTCTACGCGTCTGGAGTCGCTGAGAGCGCGTCGAACGCAGCCACCGACTGGCGCGACCGCTCCAACGCCGCGACCGACGTCGCCATCACCTCGACGTTGCGGTGGACGAACGCGACGCCAGACGCGCAGATGGTCGCCCAGTGGATGGAGGTCGCTGCGCTCTTCGCCCCGTCCGACACCGTTGCCGTCATGGGGGCGCCGAGCGCGCTGACGTTCGGCTTCAAGACGGAGATGCAGTCGACCGAGCAGACCGTGACGTGGACGCGGCCATCGGCTCCGTACATCAACAGCCAGGCGAGGGTGATGGTGCCTCGTGACGCGGCGCGCGGCTCGAGGATGTTCTTCGCCCTCACCCACGCCGTCGTGTCGGAGTACTTCGCGCTCGACGGATTCGGGCTCTGGTACGAGTTCAGCGGCCACGAGGTGACTCGATGACTCCTGGACCCCTCCGAGAGCAGGAGCTCGCCGATCCGCCCCAGGCGCTGCGGTGGCTCAACACGCTCCGCGGCACGTCCCTGGCGCTCGAGCAGCGACCTCGCTCGTACCTCTGGACGGCCGGGCCGGTGCTGGGGCCGAGTGGGACGCTGGCGCTCGACCGCCCACCGTTCCGAGTCGGAGCCGTCATCCTGGCCAGCGTCCAGCAGCTCGACGGCGCCCTGACGCTCACCGCGGCCCCGTGCGCCTCGTTCGCCATGCTGACCGATGGTCGCTGCCTCATCACCTACCAGTTCCTCCCTGCGGCCGGGAAGTTCAAGTTGGTGTTCCTCCTCGTGGAGGCGGCATGAGCCCCGAAGACCTCAAGGCGGCATGGGCGGCGGCGCAGTCCATCCTGGCGGGCCGCGGGGGACCGTGGGCTGGTGCTCAGCTGGCGGCGCAGGACTCAGGCAATCGAGCCCAGGTCGACGCCTCCGAGGTCAAGGTCCCAGCCGGGGCGCTCAACCTCCTCCACCGAATCGACGTCCCGGAGGGCTTCTGATGGCCAATGACTCGTGGATCAACTGGGGCGACTTCGTGGGCGCCAACGAAGCCCAGCTCAAGGCCTACGACGCGAAGGTGCAGCAGAGCCAGGCCGAGCAGCAGGCCGCGATGCAGGCCGCGCTGGCCCAGCTCGGCACCACCTACGACAAGGCGGCGACCGACGAGGAGCAGCAATACGCCGACTCCCAAAAGTACCTCGACCAGCAGCAGCTCTACCCGTACGGCAAGCCCTCCCAGTCGAGCACCGCCCCCAGCCCAGGCTCGCGCCCATCTGACCCACAGCAAAACAAGTTCACCAGCGCGGCCCAGTACAATGCGGTCGTGCCCAAGGCCAACGTCATCGCCAGTGGCGATGAGTCCGTCACCCGTGGCCAAAACGGCATCGACCTCAGCGGCGGCCAGAAATCCATCGACACGTCCTACTCGAGCTTGATCGCCGCGCAGAACGCTGGCCAGGCCAATGCGTTCAAGGGATACCAGTCGACCTCGGGCCCGGGCTGGCAGAATGCGATGTACGGGGCGCGCACGCAGTACACCGACCCGTGGGCAGACGCGCAGAAGCAGGCCGATACCATGAAGACGCAGTACGCGGCCCGAAGCGCCGCCGATAAGGCTGCCTACGATGCCAGCGTGGCGGCCCGCAAGGCCCAGCAGGGAACCACGACGAAGCCCACCTCTACCGCCGCAGACGGCACGCCTGTCTACGGCCAGCAGGACGACTCCGGGCCGCGAAACACCGCCATCAAACCACCCAAGCCGCTCGAAGGCGTCAAAGGCTACGCGTAAGGAGACACAATGGCGAACGGCGGCGGGATTTTCAGCGACATAGCAGGAATCGTCCAGGGGTTGATCAACTCGGGCAATCTGGACCTGGCACACGACATCCAACAGGCGATGCTCGAGCAGAATCGAGGCATCGCGAGCAACCTCGACCTACCAAAGCTGCTCCAGGCTGCAGCCGAGCAGGTCGGGAGCAACGCCTACGACGAGGCGCAGATGGACCCGGCGACTCGCGAGTACCAGATGCAGGCGCTCGCGAAACTCGGAGACGAGGTCGCCACCAAAGGCCTCACCGCCGAGGACCAGGCGGCGCAGCAACAGGCGCTCCAGCAAGCCGGCCGCTTCGAGGCTGGCCAGCGAGGTGCGGCCGAGCAGCGAGCGGCCGCGAGAGGCATGGGTGGTGCGATGTCGAGCCAGCTCGCCGCTCTCCAGGGCCAGCAGTCGGCCATCAACCAGGCGAACAACAACGCCGTCGACATCGCCGGACAGAACCGTCAGCGGTACATGCAGGCGCTCTCGCAGCTCGGCAACCAGGCCGGCAACGTGCGAGGGCAGGACTGGCAGCAGGCGAGCGCCAGGGCACAGGCGCAGAACCAAATCAACCAGTTCAACACCGGGATGCGCTGGAATGCGCAACTCCACAACCTCAACGTGCCTCAACAGCAATACCAAAACGAGATGGCCAAAGCCCACATGCAGATGGGCGCCAACTCGGCTGCAGGGCAGGGCTGGATTGACTGGGCGAAGGGCCAGCAGGGCCCGACGAATCAGATTGGCCAAGGCTTCGGCGGCTTCGGCGACGACGCGCTGGCTATGGCCGGCTACGGGAAGGGGAGCCAAGGCGGAGGTGGAGGTGGTGGTAGTGGAGGCGGCGGAATGGACTGGCAGAGCATGATGAATATGTTTGGCGGTGGAGGTGGAGGAGGCGGTGGTGGCGGTGGTCTTACGTCGGTCTGAGGACACACGATGAACAGCGACGTCTACAGCTACCTCCGCAAGCAATCCGGGCTCGGAATCAACCCGCTCGATACGGCCCCGACTCTCGATACCGAGCCAGAGGGCGGGAACACGCTCCCAGACCTGGACCTCACCGACAAGACGAGCGACGACACCGGAGACGAGCCAGCGGCAGTAGGGGCCTACGCCAAGCCCGAGGCCCTCAAGGACTCGTCGCCAGATGAGCCAGCGCCAGCTCCTCGACCTTCGACCGCTCCGGCGACGTCGCAGGTGGGCGCCGCGGAGGTGTTGCGCAGACTCGGCATGCAGCACCAGGGAGCCAGCGCTCCGGCGGACCCTCAGAGCCAGGCCGTGTGGCAGTACCTCACGCGCAAGATGGCCGCCGAGGAGGACCCGGAGGCTCGGGAGAATCGGCGCGTCGGGAACATCCTGCTCATCGGGGCTGGGCGACAGCCGATGTTCGAGCTCGACCCCAAGAGCCAGGTGTCGCCCGATCTGCTCCAGTACCTCAGCATCCGCAATCGAGACGACGCGAGCGCTCGCACTACTGAGCAAAGGGCCACATCGGCCGAGCAGCGCGCCAACATCGCAGCCGAGCGAATCAAGATGCTCACGGAACTCGGCAACAAGAAAGATGTCACCGAAAACAGGAAGGTCGACGTCGCCGAAGGGAAGGCTCAGACCTACGCCGACAGCGTCGAGAGTCAGAACGAGAAGCGCAAAGCCGACCTCGCCTACTCCGAGGCTCGAACCAGAGCCATCAACGCCAAGTTGAAGGCTGCCGCCAAGACTGCGACGGCACAGGCCGGCCAGGGACTCACGAGCGACAACCCTTACATCATGATGGACAACACCAAGTTCCACTGGAACCGGAAACTTGGCAACAAGCAGGTCGACTCCGCTTCCGGGAAGCTGGCGGTGACCAACGCGGCCAGATGGGGTCAGATGATCAACCTCGCTGACGACCTCACAGCCAAGCTCGAGGCTTTCGCCAGGGAGCCAAACGCCACGACTCGGGCTCAACTCCTGTCGAACTCATCCATCTCGGCCCAAGCCCTCGTTCAGGCCATCGGAGGCGGCGCCATGCAGACGCACGAGGAAATCACCGCCCGAGGAGGTCTCGGCGTGAACATGGCCGACCTCTCCAACATCACCTCTCTGGCGAAGGAGATTGGAGCTTGGGCTTCCGGAGACGATGCGGCCAAGGAAGAGGCCGTCCAGGAGATGACAGCTCGATCGAGGCAGATCCGCCCGATGGCTCACAAGCTCATCACGGGTTTCTTCCAGCCTCTCGGATTCGACGCAGAGACAACTCATCCGGAGAAGGCTCCGTCCAGTGCAACTCCGGCCTCGGGTCAGTACCAGAAGACGGCCACCGGGAAGAACGGCGAGCGCTACGGCCAGCGGCCTGACGGCAAGTGGGAGGCGATTCAATGAGCGACCCCAAAGTCTTCGACGAGCTTCCTCCTGGAGCCGTCCTTGACGAGCTGCCTGAAGGGGCCGTCATCGACGAGCCCAAGCTGGCGGCGGCGGCGACAGCGAAACCCAAAGGCCTAGGTCCATCCGTGGCTCGAGGAGGTATCGCCCTTGGGCTCGGGGCTCTCGGAGGGGCTACGGCAGGGTTTGCCGACGAGCTCTCCGGCACTGTCCGTGCGGCCCTGGCGGCCGGAGCCAAGATAGGCGTCGACATGGCCTCCACGGGGGCCGGGAAGGCGCTCCTCCGCAGGGTCGCTGGTCTCCCTGACTCGATTCCGGACGAGGCGCTTGATGCGGCGATCGCTGGAGCTGGCCAGCAGGCAGGGCAGACTCTCGGGGCCGAGCTCCGCCCTGGCCTGGGCGAGACGATCGGGTCGTCCTACCAGCGCGGTCGGGATGAGTACCGAGCCATCGACCAGGCTTCTTCGAAGGACTCGCCGTGGCTCCATGGCATTGGGACTGTCGCCGGCACCGTCGCCATGCCGGCAGCTCGAGCTGGGCAGGTGCTGGGCGGCGGACGAGCCCTCACCACAGCTGGGGCTCGAGCTCTCACCGGGCTTGGCCAGGGGGCCGCGATGGGGCTCGGCAACTCCGAGTCGGACACGGTGGCCGGAGACCTCGGCAACGCCGCGCTCGGGGCTGGAATCGGCGGAGTCGCGTCAGTTGGTCTCGGTGCTCTCGGTGACGCAGCCGGTAGAGGCCTTCGAGGCCTGGCCGAGAACAACGCCCTCAGGGCCCTTGGACTCCGAGCAGGCATCGGTAACCAGCTAAAAAAACTTGGGTTCGATAACCCATTTGACGCCCGCCAAGAACTCGCCAAGCGCGCCATGGACGAAGGACTCATCACCTTCGGCTCGACGCCAGAGGGCGTCTACAGGGACGCGTCAGAAATGCTGCCGATGGTTGGCCACGTCAAGGGCCAGGCCGTGCAGGACATCCAGGACGCTGCGAAGACGCTCGGTATCCAGGCCGACTATGCAGGCGCTGCCGATGCAGCCAAGAAAGCTGCATTCGGTGGTGCGTCGACCATCGGAATCGCAAAGGGGGGGGCCGCGCGCAGGTCGATCGACCTCATCCGACAACAGGCCAAGACAGCAGGTCTCGATGACTCGTTCATCCTGCTCGACAAGCTCAAGCAGGATGCTCAAAACGACATCAGGCCTCTCACT